GGAAATTTTTAGCCATTCCGTTTTTTCTGTAAATAATTCGCAAAATGTCAAGTTTGAAAAATTCAATAAAGGCGATTTTTGAAAAGTTCGCCGTTGATCCGAAAGCCTACGGAATCAATTTAGAAACCGAGGTTAACCTAGAAACAGAGGGTAAACTAAAGGACGGAACGCCAATTTATACAAGCGCTCCGGCTTTTGCTATTGGCGTCGATGTTTACATTAAGGACGAGGAAGGAAACAAAGTCCCAGCCGCTCAGGGCCGTTACGAGCTTGAGACTGGCGAGTTTATCGACGTAAACGAAATGGGCATGGTCGCCGAAATGGGCCTCCCAGAATTAGAGGAAACCGAAATGAGTTCCGAAGATTTGTTGGGCGCGATTGAAAAATTGACAGAGCGTGTGGCTTCACTCGAGGGCCAGAACGCAACCCTAAGCGCTGAGCTTACAACCGCTGAGGATAAAATCGAACAGCTTTCGTCTGTTTTGAAAAACACCAAAACAGAATTGAGCTCACTCAAAAAGCAACCCGCCGCGGCTTCGGTTAAGGAAGTGAAGCGCGTTGCAATGGGCGCTGATAAAAAAGAAAAGGCGTTTTCACAAATGACATTGAAAGAGAGAATTTTAAAAAATATCGAAAACATTAAATAATTTATTTTAAAATGGCAACAAACGTAACAATTAACCCGGCGAGCACATTCGCCGGACAGGCGGCGGGACAGTACATTAAAGCCGCATTTTTGGCTAACGAATCATTGCAACATGTAACCGTAAAGGAAAACATTGATTACAAACAAGTCGTTCGTAAACTCGTTGATAACATCACTTTCGAGGCTCCTAGCTGCGATTTTGCACCTCTAGGAACCGTTACCCTTAGCGAGCGTATTTTGACTCTGGAAAAATTCCAGGTTCAGCGCAATATCTGTAAAAACACTTTCCTAGCTGATTGGGGCGCTTCATTCGTTCAAGACGGTGAGCTCGAGCCAGCATTGGTTGATGTTTTGATCGCTAACATGTTGGAAGGTATCGCGGCAAAGAATGAGGAAATTTTGTGGACAGGTGCGAACGCCACAGCCGGTCAATACGACGGTCTTTTGACTCTCATGAGTGCGGGCGGTTCAGGCGTTAATTTCGTTGCTACTCCGGTAGCGATCAACAGCGGAAACGTAATCGCTAAAATTGCTTTGACTGTTGCTGAATGCCCAACGGCTGTTAAGCGTTCAACTGAAAAGCCAGTTATTTACATTGCTCAAAACGTTTGGGAAGCATTCATGCAAGCAAGTGCGGCGGCTGGAAACGGTTGGTACACTTACGGCGGCCCTGAAATGCCTAAATCTTATTTGGGTTATCAGCTGGCAATTTGCCCAGGCATGCCAGACGATACGATCGTAATGGCTCAAAAATCGAATCTTTGGTTCGGTACAAACATTTTGGGCGACTGGAATAGTATTCAGGTTGTGGACATGGGCCAATTTGCTGAGGATAACGTTCGTTTCTCAGCTAAATTCTACGCTGGTTGTCAGTTCGGAATCGGTAACGAAATAGCCGCTTACGGAACCTGGTTTTAATTATTCGGGGGGTTAACAGCCCCCCACTAACTTTTAACAATTAGAAAAAAATGGCTTGTAATTTAACAAATGGTTTTTTACTCGAGTGCAACGAGGGAGTTGGCGGGGTAAAAGAGATTTTTATAGGCAACTGGGAACAGTTCCAAACCGGAATTGGTTTTTTAACTACGGTTTCCGGAGTTGAATATATCAATCAATTACCTTCATCGGACTTGTTTCGCTATCAGCCAAACCGCAACACCGGAGCGTTGACAGTTACACCAACTCCAAACCTGGAAAACGGAACCCTTTATTATTCACAAGTAGTCGAGTTGACGCTCGGAAAACTTGCTGCGGATAAGAAAAAAGAGCTAGAAAATTTGTCAAAAGCTAAAGTCGCCGTTTTTGTTCGTTTATACGACGATCAAATTTTAATGGTTGGTAGAACAGACGGTGCATTTTTGACAGCGGGAACCTACCAGAGCGGAAAGGCTAAAGGCGATTTAAACGGTTACCAAATTACGCTAACCGCTGAGGAACCAAACCAACCGGATTTCTTGACGGAGTTTACGGATTACCCGTTTGATCAATTCGGCGACGTTGATATTGTGCCGGCATACCCACCGGTTCCGTAATAAAATTTAAACGCGATTTAAAAGGGCGGGCCTTGCGCTCGCCCTTTTTTTTTTAATTTGAAAAAATGGTTTACCTCGTTACAGATACAGCCTCGCAAACGCTCCGACTTTCGTTAAACGAGAGCCGACAGTATTTTGCAACGGCTTTTACTCATTACCTTTTGATTTTAACTCATGAGGAAAATTCTACAACCGGGACGGATCTCGCTCAGGTTGCAACGATCGTAAACGAAAATCAACGGATTACAACGTTAACGGTAACGACAGTTGGGTTAACTTTGCCTGGGCGCTATCGTTACGAGGTTTATGGCCAGAATTCAGCCGTTAACCTGGAGCCAAATAACGCGAGTGTGGTCGGGCTTTGCCGTATTGGTTGGCTAGATATGACAGACAACGCTAGTTATTACGATTTGCCCAATATAACAATAAACGACGATGTCATTTACAATGGATAAAACAATAAAAAACGCGGTGAATGTGAAGCTCGCCGATTACACGGTAGTTAGCTCAGCCGAGCGAATGGATCGCGGCGGTTGGGTTAATTTCGGGGTAAATAATTTATTCCCGCAATACCTCAGGGAGCTAGCCCAGACGGGCGCTGTTCATGGTTCTTTGTGTATTTCCATTGGCGACATGATCGCGGGCAAATCGCTCGAGGCTGGAATTTATAACAAGCGAATAACAGAGCTCAACACGTACGACGTTTATTACGGTTGCGCTCATGATTACAAAAAATACGGCGGGTTTTATATTGAGGTTATTTACACTTTTGATCGCGAGAACGTGGCAAAGTTGCGCCACATTCCATTCGAGGAATGCCGCCTGGGAATACATGGCGAAGATGAGGAAATATGTGGCGTGTGGCATTCGAACGACTGGGCCGCCACAAAGAAAAAAAGAAACAAGCCGGAGTTTATTCCGCTTTTTAATCTAGCAAAAAAGGCCGACGAGCCTCGACAGATTTATTACTGTTTCAATTATACGGGAGCTCAGTTTTACCCACGCCCGGATTATTACTCAGCCATTAACTCGATTGAGTTAGCGAAGGAAATAAGCGTTTATCACATTAACAATATCGTCAATGGTTTGATGCCGTCGTTTATTGTTTCAATGTTTCAAGGCGCCCCGGATCCAGAGCAACAACGGGAAATTAAACGCGACTGGGAGCGTGAATTAACAGGCGCGAAAAACGCGGGTAAATTTATAATGACGTTCAACGAACGCGACACTCCGAAACCGGATATTACAACGTTTCCGCTCAGCGATGCCGATAAACAGTATCAATTTTTGAGCACCGAATCGACGTCGTTAATAATGGTCGCGCACCGTGTAACAACGCCGTTACTTTTTGGAATTCGCGACGTTAGCGGGTTTGGATCCAATAAAGATGAAATGGCGGTTGGGTTAGAAATTTTCACAAACCAAGTTATAGAGCCCGCACAGCGTAAACTAGCGCGCGCGTTTGAAGATGTTTTGAGCTGGGAAATGCCAGGCTTAACTATTACGGTTATTCCAAACAGCCCGTTAAAAATAGAGGTGCCCGTTACGGTTGCACCCACACCAGCCCCGGCCGTTCTGGAGGCTGAAAAAAAAAAGTGTTGCGGGGTTGAATTAGCCGAGGAAAGTTATAAACCTACGAATGAAATGGCGCAACGGGCCGAATTGGGGTTAAAATGGCGCGAACAATACGGGCGAGGCGGTACGGAGGTTGGCGTCGCTAGGGCTCGCGATATTTCGAACCTCCGAAACCTGTCCGTTGATACGATCAAAAGAATGAACGCCTATTTTTCCCGTCATGAGGTCGATAAAAAGGCCAAAGGTTGGGCTTCAGGCGAGGACGGTTTTCCGAGCGCTGGGCGTGTTGCCTGGGAATTGTGGGGCGGCGATCCTGGGCGCGATTGGGCGGCTCGCATTATTGCGAGAATTCAGCGCGAGGAATTGAGTTCTACGATAGCCGACGAACTTATTTCGTTAGGTGAGGATGCTCCAGAGGGCTATATTTTAATTGATTCTTATGAGGTCGATTACGAAAATGACGACGCCGAGAATGAGGAATTGTTGAAAATTGAAGCTCATGAATTGGCCTACGCTGGAGCGGCCAAACCAAAAGAGGAAAGCGATCAAGATATAACCAATTACGCCGGGGTTACATTTATGACTCGTTACCGTTATTTCGGGAACGCTGCGAGCGAGCGAGAGTTTTGTAAAAAAATGTTGAGCGCCGACAAACTTTACAGAAAGGAAGATATCGAGGCAATGGAGGGCAAACGGGTTAACCCAGGTTGGGGCCCGAACGGAACCGATTATTATTCAATCTGGCTCTATAAAGGCGGCGGAAATTGCAATCACGCCTGGAGAAAAGAGACGTTCATAAGCGCAACGGGCATTAATCCACTCGCAAAAGACGCCCAAAGGATAGCAGTAGCAAAAGCCGCGCGAATGGGTTACACGGTTAAAAACGACGAATTGGTCGCCTTGTTGCCTATTGACATGGATTACAACGGGTTTTTAGAAACCAACCCGGTTTACGGCAAAGAGGGGAAAAATTACAGACGATAAAAATTAAAAAACATGCCTGAAATTCTAATTATTAGCGACGTTTACGTTAAAAAGTACACGAACATAAATGGGGCGGTCGATCCAAATTTGTTATACCCGTCGATTTACCTCGCTCAGGACAAACATTTAGCGCCCTATTTGGGAACCTCGCTGTATGAAAAAATTAAAAGCGATATTCAAAATAACACGCTCGCGGGGGCGTACCAAACATTGGTTGAGGATTACGCCCGCCGAGTTGTGTTATGGTGGTCAATGGTTGAGGCCGCTCCGACGTTGACTTATAAAGTTGATAACGGGACAATGGTTCAGCGAACCTCCGAAGATTCGCAGCCCGTGGGTGACGTTATTTTTAAGGATCAACTAGCGCGCTGGCAACAAAACGCCGAACATTACACGGGGTTAATGGTCGATTGGCTTTGCGCTAATTCGAGTTTGTTGCCGGAGTATTCAAACAACCAATGGCCGCAACGCCCGCCCATTACATTACAAAAGGGCTCAGCCAGTTACATCTTCAGCTCTGGCAATACTGCGAGCTCGCGCACGGGTTATCGTTATCGCTCTATAAATCAAATTCCGTAATTATGACGAAAGTTAGTAAAACCGCCGAGAAACGCCGTTTATATACTGAGGCGTTGAAACGCTACGAACAAAAGTTACTAGCTAAAACAAAAAAAACGAAATGAGTTTATTTAATTATTTCGGCGAAATTCTCAGCGATTCGGCGAGTTGGTTAATGGGTATCGTCATTGGCATTCTCGGGAAACTATCTTATGAAATATACATGAAAAGAGCTTTGTCGATTATTCAATGGATCGCCGTAATTGGCCTGTCTGTTTTTTGCGGTTATCAAACCGCCATTTACTGCCAGATAAACGGGCATGAATCGGAGTCAACCTGGGCCGTCCCAATGGCGACGCTCATGGGTGAGAAGATTTTTATTTACGTAATGAGTAACTACAAACGAATTTTAACCGGGGTTCTCTCGTTTTTCATGCCTAAAAAATGAGCAAAAAAAAGGGAAATAAAAAACCTTTGGGCGAGCGTTTAAGAGGCTCAAAATTCGGCATTTTTGTTCGGGACAAGGTAAAACCCGTTGCGGGCGATATTCTCGAAATTGCGGGCGATATTACAGGAATTCAGGCGCTAGAAACCGTGGGCGCCTTTTTAAATGGGCAAAAGCATAAGAGCGACGAGCATTCGGCGTTAAACCTGGAGTTTGAAAAAATGCGGTTGGATTTCGAGCTGGAAATGACGCGGCTCGATCTTCAAACAGAGCTCGAGTATTACAAAGCCGAGGTGAGCGATCGCGATTCGGCCCGTGTTCGGGAGGCGGCGTTTTTAAATGCAACCGGGAAACGCGATTGGCTTTTTGGGGCGGTTGTTATAATTGGCCTTTCGTTAACGGTTGGCGTTGTTCTCTCGCTCATTTTTGTTGTTATTCCTGTCGAAAATCAACGGTTGGCCGACATGACGTTTGGCTCTGTTCTTTCGATCGGTACCTCCATTTTTGCTTATTACGTTGGCAGCTCTCGGGGCTCCAGAATAAAGGACGAAAAACTTTACATCAATGCCAAGCCGGAAAATTGAAGATTGTGAGGAAATTTTACAGCGTTGTTGGCGCGATGCGTCTAACACGTTCGCCTATTTTCATTCAGGCGAGCCTCAGCCCTTTATAACATGTACACACCGTTCGAACGCTGAACAAATGGAGTTATACGCGAAGGGCCGAACAGCTCCGGGTAAAATTGTAACCTACATTCAGCAAAACGGAAAACACAATTCGAAACCCGCTAAGGCTTTTGATATAGCATTTAAAAAAAAGGACGGAACCCTAGATTGGAGCCCCGCCCTTTTTAAAAAGTTCGCCGCCATTGTTTCCCTTCAGTACCCGGAGGTTGAATGGGGCGGTAACTGGAAATCGTTTAAAGATTTGCCACACTTCCAGGTTTAGAACCTGAGGTAAATTTCGTTTCCTGTTAGGTTATAAAGTTCCTCGCTGATTTGCCGTTGACGCCTGGCATTATTCGATTTATTGCTGTAAAATAATTCGTGGCGTTCTTTTCTTAACTTGAGGATCTTAATTACTTGAGTAAAGTCATAAATAAAGGGTTTCATAACTCACGGTTTAAAAGGTTTTGCGCGAGGTGCCGGGCCTGTTTGATGCCGTTTAAATAGTTCCGCAGCCCGTCGCTCATGTTTACGTTTTGTTCTTTATAGCCTCCCAGAATGGAGTCGAGCTGTTCGATCAATTCAAAAAGGGAGTCCGTCGTTTTCGGCGTTTTCATTCTTTTCGGGCTTTTGAGTTAGATCGATTTCCTCAACTTTCAGGCTCAGGAATTTTTTTCCGTTCTTTGATTCTTTTACCCAACCGACAACGTTTAACGTTTGGTTGCGCCATTTCAGCGAGCCGCGATAGTCGGGTTGGTTTGGTTGGGTTTTTTTCTCGTTTTTGAATAGAGAGCCCTGGCCCTCCTTTTGTTCGAATGTACTCATGTGATTTATGGTTTTAAATTATAAATTTCGTTTCCTGTTAGCTCGTAAAGTTCGGCCAAAATTGCCCACATTCTCGCGTTCTCTCGCATACTCGGCCGGAGCGAACGCCGAACGGTTAAAATAAACAGCTCTTTTTTGAGCGTGTTTATGTGCTCTGTTTCCATTGGCGAACCTTTTGTTTGTAGTGTTCAGTTAACTGTTTAATTTCCTGGAGTGAAAGTTTTAACGGGTCATGACGGACAGTCATTAGTTTGGAGGCGCGTTCGAAACCGATTCGTTCGGTTAACCTGGGCGCGTATTCTAACAGGTTCCCGTGTTTGTGCTGATTACATTCTACACATTGGCCGTGAACGTTATCCTCATCAAACCTTAAATTGGGGTAACTCCCAACGCTGTAAAAGTGCCCGGCGTCATATTTCCCAACCAGGGGTTTATTACATGAAATACAGGGTTGGTTTTGATCGCGCAACCGGATAAATTCATTAAACACTTTTTGAAGCTCACGGCGGTACTGGCTTACGCTTTTTATTTTTTCGCGCATGCCCTTAATTTCCCGTTTGCTCTTTTTACGTTCAACGATCCGGCCCCATTCAATTAAACAGCTCGGTTTCGTGCATGTCGCCTGAAGCGTCGAATAAGTCGGCGTGAACGGTTGTTTACATACTTTGCAACGTTTCATATTTTGGCCTTTTCGATTAGATTGCGAAATTTATAAACGCTCACGGGAAGCGATTTAACTTGTTTCGAGGCCGTTCGCCATTGATCGGAAACGCGCCCAATTACTTTACAGGTTCCGTTTTTCGCGTGGAACAATACGCGGTTCGTGTTGACTATATCAAAAGAACCGTCGGAATTTTTGTAAATGTTCATGCCGTTAATGATATAAAGAAACCAGCCAGGCCGCCGAATAAAGTCGCCATTATATCACCGTAACCAAAACGGTTTGTTTTGTGTTTGTCGTAAAATTCTTTTGCCAGAGCCGCCGCGTAAACGCTAATTAAGGCGAACGCCGGGGCTAGTAATAAGGCGCTGAGCGCGTAAATAATAACGCCGTAAATGAAATGGTTGGCCTTATCCTTTTCTAACATTGGTAGTTTCATAACTCGAAATAGTTTTGGGGTTGTAAATTTTGAACGTCGGAGTAGTGCATCGTTTCCGGGGTGAAATTTATGTTCACGAACCCAGTTCGCCCGTTGCGGTGTTTGGCGATTATAAACTCGGCGTTGTTAATTCCGGAGTTTTTGTCGTAATAATCCTGGCGGTAAAGGAACGAAACAACGTCGGCGTCTTGCTCTAGAGAGCCCGAGTCGCGTAGATCGGATAACATGGGCCGTTTATCGCTTCGCGTTTCTAGCGATCGCGAGAGCTGAGCCAGGGCAATAACCGGGAGGTTGTTTTCTTTGGCGATCAATTTAAGGCCCCGGCTGATTGCGCTCACCTCTTGCTCTCGGTTCGCTGTTTTAGATTTAGCTGCCGAAATTAGTTGGACGTAATCAATAAACACGGCCTCTATTTTATGTTTTTCCCTAAGGGTTCGAATCCGGGTTTTAAGATCGTAAACGCTCAGGGCGGCGTTATCGTCAATAAAAATGGGAAGGGCGTTTAAGCGGTCGACGGTTTGGTAGTATTTAATTTTTGTTTCCCTGTCCAGGCGATGTTTTGCCAGTTGCTCAGCATTTAAACCGCTGAGAATAGAGGCCATTCGGAAAACAATTTGAACGCGGGACATTTCCAGGCTAAAAAATGCGACTGGCTTCCCTTGTTGGGCCATGTTCAAAAGTACACTAATGGCGAATGAGGTTTTACCCATGCCAGGTCGGGCGGCAATGTAAACTAAATCGCTTTTTTGATGGCCTCCCAGAACGCCGTCTATGGCGCGAATTCCGGTTGGAATACCCGCGACGCCTGTTTTTTCCCTGGCTTCGATACTTTCGGAGGTTTCAGGGGTAACGGTTGAAACGTGAGAGCTTTGGCCTTTGAGGTTGTCGCGAATTAAATCGGTTAATTCGGCGCTGAATTGATTATAAATTTCGAATGGATCGTTTTCAGGTGAAAGGGCAAGTTCAGCAATACGCGCGGCGCTTTTGGCTAGCTCCCTTTTCAAAAACATTTCGGTTAATTGAAGCGCCCACACTTCCAGGTTGGCCGTTGAGCTAACGCGGTTTGTTAGCTCGGCAATGTACTGAGGCCCTCCGGCGCTGGTGAGTTCTTTTGATTTCCTGAGCGTTTGGGTAACGGTTAAAATATCAATGGGGAGGTTTTCGCTTTTCAGTTTTAAAACCGCTTCCATTATAAGCTCATTACGGGGGTCAAAAAACTTTTTTGGGGTTAGGATACCTTCGACGCGATTGAGTGCCTTAAAATCGAGTAAAACAACCCCTAAAATAACCTTCTCGAGCTCCGTATCATTCGGAGGTAAAAAAGTCGTTAAATTCTGTGAGGTTTTGATAGTTTGATTCATGGGTTAAGTTTTGGTATTGTTGTCCCTCGTTTTGTTTTGTCTGGGCTAGCGTCTCGAGCCAGCGCCCGCCTCTCATTTTTTGCCTCCAGTTTTTAACGGGTTGGCCTTTTGCGTCATGCCAGTTGCCGTCCGTGTAATACTGCCAGGCTTTGGCTCCTTGCTCAGCGGTCGATCCTTGCTCAACAAACCACTTTTGAACGTCCTCGAGGGTTGGAGTTTCAAACTTTTTTTGTATAGATTTTTTTTCTTTAGTAACCTTTCCAGTTACATTACCATTAACATTTACATTTACATTACCATTTACCGCTACGTTTGCCAACTCTTGCTTATCAAAAATAGCATTTGCTAGCATTTGCTTTGATTTGCTTAAACCTCCTTTTCGGCCGTTCTCTTTTCGTATTTCGGCTATTCGTTCCCACTTTTCTAAATCGCGTTCCCATTGGTTTATAAATGGCGTTAACGCAATTTTGAGCCAGAATTCTGTCGGAGTTTCACCGCTTAAATGATAGTTGTAAATCGCAATAAACAATTCGCCCGCTTGTTGGGTGTTTAGATCGCCCAGAATGTTGAGCGAATCAATGTACAGAATAAAAGATTTTTTCATTTAAAATAAACCCACCGCCACGCGCAATGGCTAGTCCGCGCTCGAATGAGCTATGGCATCACGGTAACGGTGGGGTTTATAAATGTTTTCATTACGAACTAGCGTTACAATAATACTACATTTCGCGCCACTCCGTTGTTGGCTTCAAAATTTTGTAACCGTGAGTTTTTAACAGCTTCGCCGCTTTCTCGATTTGATCCTGGAGGCTGCTAGACTCCGGAAGGTTAAAAAGTGAGGCGTTGTTTTGTTGTTGTAAACGATTTTTATCTCGATCCATTTCACGCTGTTTGTTGTATTTACTCACGTCGCCAGCGATTTGTTTCGAGCTGCAAAGAACCGCCGGGGTTGAATAACGGCCTTTATCGTCCCGGATCAAATGGCCCATTATTTTCATGGCTGAAATTGTGTAACTCAAAGTTCCTTTCGGTAAAAATGGGTGAGCCTCCAGGCAATCGTTAAAGGTTGAATTTGGGTGTTCGTAAAAATACATTTGCACGCTCTCAATTCGTTGCTTTAGTCCGTTTTGATTTTTCATTTGTTTATGATTTTAAGGGTTTAAAATTTCATCCAGTTATGAAGGATCGTCGCTTTGTGGGTGTGGGCTCGCTCCATAGCTTCGCAAAGGTTCGCCATTTCCTCGGGATTGGCTAAAATTACCGTGTGGTGTAAACGGCGGTGTTCTGGCTGGCGAGGATCGTAACTCGCGAACACCCAAGCGGGCAAATTAAACGTTAACATATTGCCCATTATTTGCCAGTAATAATCGGAGTTAACTCGTTTTAGATCTTCGGCCGTTTCAACCTGAGAATGGAGGTAATGATTAACAGAATTCCAGGGGCATTTTATTTCACAGCCAACCGGGCCGAATTCTTTATGGATCATAAAGGCGTCAGGTGAGCAGCCGAAATAATCGTTAAAGAGTTTGAATGAGGGTTTTAATTCGGTACTTTCCTCTGGACTATCTAGCGCGATTTGAAGCTGACGGAGGGCGTGTTCTTCCCACTCGTTGCCCCAGTCGATCGCCCGAGAGCTAGCCTCATTTGCGCTTTGGCCCGTCACGGTTTCCATTGCCTTTTCGTAAATGTATTTTTTAGCGGTTTCGCTCAGCTCGCCCGCCTCCATTGCTGCTTTGGTTTTGGGGTTCGTCATGAGGGCGCTTATTCCGGAGCCTGTAAAACGTCCCAGGCGTAATTTATCCCATGCGCTCGTATTCTGGGCAACGGTTAAAAGATACTCGTTTAAATAGGGGTTAGTGCTCATTTGGTTTGTTGTTTGAATTTTCAAAATAATAAAAGTCGTTTTCTGGTCGATCGAGTTTTTTCCTTAAGTCCTCGATTTGCTTGCTCAGCTCTCGATCTGTTTTCCACATTAGATACACGGGAAAAACAGCGCAAGCGGTAAAAACTAACATGAAGCATGTCGCGAAAATTTCAGCCATTTGTTTTTTGGATTAAATCGTTTAATTGGTTTTTTTGTGCGGGGCTCATTACAGAATCGAGCGAGCCAATGGCGGCGATCGCCTGAGGATCGCGATTCATGATTCCAACCTCGAGTTTTGCAAACACGGCCTGAGGTAATTCGCCAATTTGGAGTTTATACGGTTGGTATTGATCGGCGTTTTTCCTGTTAAGATCGCGGCCAAAGATTTTACCGAGAGATTGCGCGGCATTCTTTACGCATTCACTTTTAAGTTTTGGAAATGCCAGGTCGAGCGCGTTCGCCTTTTTGTTGGAAGGGTTTAAGGCCCACTGATTACGATCGGTTCCGGTTACGCCGTCGGGTACTTTATCGACCATGATTATAATTGAAGCGGCTCCGGTGCGGCGAATTTCGAAACCCGTAACTGGATGCACAGCGACTAATTCAATGGAGCCCTGAACCTCGTTAGCTATTGCATTCCATTTAAAATTTTCAGTTCGCCATTGGCCGAAAAACAACTCGTCTAGCGTCATTTCGATATGTGAAATGACAACCGTTTGCGCTTTACGATCCGGAGTTGATTCAACTGCGAGCTCGCTCGGATGAGAATTGAGCCGGGTTTGAAATTTCTGGAGCGAATCCAGCGTTTCGGGGTTTAACGGGTAATGAGCCATAGGAGGGTAATAATGTTTAGAATGAGTAAAATTCGGAGTTCGGTTTTAACGTTTTCTTTGATCATAGCTTTTCAATCATTTTAGCGATTACAGAGTTATATTTTTCCATGAATTCGGAGCGTTCAATGGGTTTGCAATTCGGGCTTTTCATATCGGTCGGAATTTCGCTATACAGCCAGATGTTAGCCTGTCCGATACTTTGCCAGTCGTTGACGGAAATAATAGTTTTTTCGTCTAGCATAGCGTAAAAGCTCGAGCCCTGAACACAGTAATAAGGAAGGTTAACTGTCAGGCTGTCCACAACCTGAGGGAGTACAATTTGAAAAGTAAATGTTGCCATTTTTTTGGGGTTTTATGGGTTTAAAAATTTGAAAGTAGTTCAATGGAATAATCGGTATTTACGCCTCCAGCGAGGAAATTCCCGTTATTGTCCTCCCGGTATTCATACCCGAGGGCTTCGCAACGCTCAATAAAAGTGTTGAGCGCCTCGCGAATGTTTCGGAATTCAATAATCTGTGAGGTTCTGTCTGGGTAGTTAGAAATTACTAACGTGTAAGAATTTGGAATGTTCATTTTTATTTTGGTTTTAATGATTTACGTTTATGAGTGCGCGTTGTCGAGTCGCGCCCCTCGTTTTTTTAATTTGCAGTTACTTTATAGTAGTGGTATTTTGAGGTTGGGTAATTTCCATTTGGGTAAACAAATAAATCAATGCCTCCGCCGTCATAAGTCCAGGTTGCATGAGCGCGGTCGGTGTAATCGCCAGATCCTGAAAAAATTAAAGTGATTCCATGTTGAGCGCAAATAGTATCTACTTTCTCGCGGCAAATTTGGTTAGCTGTTTTTTCTGTGTTCATTTTGGTTTTGTTGTTAATTGTTAGGCAAATATATGTAGCAAAAAAGCAACAAAGCAAATAAAAGTTTATTTTTTTTTGTGGGCTTATGTGGATAACCTCAGGAAACCCAACAAACACGCGGTTTTGAATGTGGAAAACTAGGCGTATGAATAACGCCCGTAGTTAGGAAACAGCTCGAAAAACATTCGCATCGCGACGGCGTCGGCGTAATCTGGGCTCATTCCGTGGGTTCTTTGAATTTCCTCTTTTCCAGTAACTGCGAGTTTGCCGTCGCCCTCCGGGTTTTTACGCCGGATCAAATCGAGCTCTTTTACGATCGTGTCGCGGTGCTGAAGCGGTAACGTTATTCTGTTTAATTCTACTAGCTCAGCGAGTTTAAAAAAGCATTCGGCTTTAAGGTTAACGAACCGTTCGGGTTTGGTTGCTCTGGATCCATTTCGAAACTCTCGGCATTTCAATACGTCAACTAGCCCGGCTCCCAGGCCGTCGGCGTCGGCGATTACATTACTCAATTTTACTTTGTGGTAATCGGCAATTTCCCTAATTACGGCGGCGGTTTCGTCGATTTTCTTTTTTCGGAGCTCTGTTATTTGAATGAGCGAGAGCCCACGCCACAGGGCGATTACCGTTCGATCCTTTCCCAGGCGCGCAACATCAGCGGTAATATAAAGTTCGCCCGTTTCGTTTGCCGCCCGGAAACAGCGCAAAAGGTCGTCGGTTGTAAACAGCGCGTCCAGGGTTTCGTCAAAGTCCCAGTCGCCCTCTAGTAATCGTTTCCGATCGACTTCAGGCAACCGCGCGAGCGTTTCGGCATAGGTTGGCGGTAAATGGGGGTTGTCCGCCACACGCGATTGAATAAACACTAAATGTTCGGGTAATTGGCCCGCCCGGAATGGAGCGAAAAATTCGTTATATAGCCAGCCTTTCGAAGGGTTGCAAGTTAACAACGTTTTGGGGCTTAAGTTATATTGAGTAAGTTTAAATCGAATTCTCGAGCGTACAATATCAACGGCCTTTTTTGAAACCTGAGAGCACTCATCAATAAAAGCGTCGGTAACTTCCAGCGATCCAAGCGAATCGAATGAAGGGTCGGAAGGGTAGGCGAACAGATCCTTTAAAATTATTTCCGATCCATTCGAAAAGGTTATTACGTTGCTCTGGGCGTTGAATTGGTAGTGTTTATTTGCAACCAACCCAAACAGCCCCGCAACCTCGAAAAACGTTTTTAACGTGGTTTTTTTAAGCGTATCGAGTTTGGAGCGCCCAATTAAACCGCGCGTTCCTGGATATTTTAACCTTCGTTGAATTTGCCAGGCGCAACCTGTAAAAGATTTCGCGCCCCCGGCAGCACCTCCGAATAACACAACCTCAGCCGTGGAATCGAGGCCGAGCGCGTTCATGCATTCGATTTGTTTGGGTAAAAATTGGATATCCATTTACGCGATAACAGTTATTGTTTCGAGCTTGTTTTGAAACCCATAAAGGGAATGTTCGGCCATTAGTGAAGCCAGGGCGCTAATTGTTTCCCTGGAGCTTTTATTTGAAGCGTAACGGGCCTCCATTGATTTACACGAATGAACGACCGTGGCGTGATCGTATTTCGGAGTAAACAGGTTCGCCACCGTCTGGAGGCTGTACTGTGGAATTTCCGTATAAATCGCGAACATTGCGAGCTGTCGGGGAAAAACAAATTCAACCTTTCTGGTTTTACTTTTACGAAAGTTCGGGTTTTCTGTTAGATCGCCCACTAACTTAAAAATAATTTCGGTTATTTCCTCCGGGCCCATTGGCAGCGTTTCGAACCGTTCAATGTGATCGACAGCGGCGACTAACATTTCGGGGGTAAAATACGGCCCGAGAATAGTTAAAACGGCCTTTTGAGATCGTAACGGAACGAATTTCATGGCCTCATGTAAATTGTTTTGGGCGTTCATAAGAGCTCACAAATTGGTTTTTTAGTTATTACGCTCAGCCGCTCCAGATCTTTGAGCGTCATTCGTTCCGGTTCTTTTATCCAACGGTAGGCGGTAAATCGACTGACTTTCATTCGGGCTGAAAATAGCGCCCGGGTTCCGAAATGTTCGGTTATAATTTGGTTTAGTTTATCGCTGCTCATAAATTTAGTTTGGTTGAAATGCGGGCTCTAAAAATGTCGGATAGTGCCAGTATGTTTTGTTTTTTGTTTTCATATGCTCGAGGCCGTATTTTTCAAAATGTTTGCCGTCCGTTGAAGGGCTTATTTCAATTATTTTGTAAATCTCAGCCTCATATTTGTAATGAGGGTTTAATTTTCGGTAAGATTCAGCTATTGAATACAAGAGGACTAAATCGCCGATTTCATACTCGATCGAATCGCGAACGCCCTCCATTCGCCCCATTGCATAAGTTATTTTTAAACCTTTCAATTTCATTTCGTGTTCGGGGTTAGTTTTATCAAATGTTCGATCCAGGTATCGTAAGCCTCTCGGCTGTTGAAACAATCCAGGCGACAACCCCAACCGACGTAAGTATTGAACGAGCGAACGAGTCGGGGTTTTATATCATGCCAGTAAATTGTTTCTGTTTTGGCCCTCTGGTTATAAATTATTGCTCGGCGTTCCGAATACATTAGCTGAGGTTCGACGATTTTCATTTCCTCAGGGGTATATTTTCCTATTTTTCTCATTTATAAATTGGGTTTTTTGTCAAAGTAAACAAGTCGCGGTTAACGCTCTGGAGCTTCACAGCTAAAGCACTCCGGACGTGTTCGGTTTTAACGTGAGGGTATAGGCCCAGAATATCGAGGCGCCTCGCCTGGAGTTCCTCGAGGGTTGGTAACGCTTTCGGTTTCATTTGTCACCTCCGTATGTTTCGTTGTAGTATCTTTCTGCCATACCTTGATATCCAATTAGTCTTGTTGATTCAACTTGACAACCAACACCAAAAGCATCCATTATCTGCTCCTTCTCCACTTCAAGTAACTCCTCCGCTTTGTCTATGGCTTCATAGAAACTAAGTGTTTTTGCAGGATGGTCACCAATCATTTGGTTCCCCCATTCAATCAGTTGTTGTAGTGCTGTTTGTTTACTCATTTGTCACCCCCTATTATTTTTTCAACGTATTTTGTACCATCAAAATAGCATAAGTTTTTTTGTGCCTCTGCTAATGATGAAAAACTATCTATTGTTGAAACATCGCTATTTACCCAAGCATCAACCCACCACCAAAAAAACAAAAAATGTCTTTGTTGTATAGTGTACTCTACGCGACCATCGGGGAATGTGCGCTCAATAATTCTAACTTTTTTCATTTGTCACCTCCGTATGTTTCGTTGTAGTATTGTTCGGCTGCTATTGTTAAAAGCCTTCGATTAGTATCATCATCGGCAACATCTATATATGCCTGAAATATCTGCTCCTTCTCCATTGCTTTGGCTTCGTCAACAATCTTATCAATAATGGTATGCCCAAATTCAGGGCAGTGGATATACATTCTATCAGATAGGCTTTTGATTAACCACTCTACTGCTGTTTGCTTTTTCATTTGTCACCTCCTTTCTCACCCTCGTTTTGGGGCTCTGTTTTATTGTGGTTTTTAAGATCTTCGAAGGCCTTTTCATATCCGGCGGTAAACGCAGCGTTCATAAACGAACTTTCGGCTTTAATAAATTCCTCGGCCATTTTTAATACTTCGCGATAGCCCGCCGAGGCTAGCGAGTTCGGGCTCGAATTGTATCGCTTGTGAATAATCGCCAGAAACTCGTTAACCGGGGTTAACACCTGTCGAGTTTCCTCATTAATAATTGTTTTGTCTTGCATGAGTAAAAGGGTTTAAATTAGTGCCGACAAAAATATGTTAGTTTTTTGCTACATCAACAAAGGGTTGAAAAAAAATGTTCTCGATATTGAGATTGAACGCCATTACGCTACATGGCGAAAGTTCGCCAAAGGGCTAACGCGCGACAGCGTAAAGGGCGACGATCTACTTTCGGAAACCCTGTTGAAGATACTCGAGAACCAACGCGCAAAAGCCGAGAGCCTGGCGGCTGAGGGTAAACTGTTTTATTACGTTAACCGTTCTTTGTACCTCATGTTTATTGATGCCTCCGGACGTTTTGGGGTTAAATACGGAAAGTTCGCGCGTAATTGGGAAACCCTGAGCGAAAAACACATGGACGAACCTCTGGCGCCGTGGATTGGTTCCAGGATCGACAACGAGTATTTGGATGCCTACATTTCATTGATGCCTCAGCTGGACGCCGTCATTTTGAGGTTATACATGTTGGACGATTTCAGTTATAAGCAAGCCAGCAAAGAAACAGGCATTCCGGTTAAGCAACTTTACAAACTAGTCGAAAACGCAATATCTAAAATTAAAAAAAATGTTTCAAGTACCCCAGGGAATCGCAACGGAGCGGTTAAAAATCTGTAAAACATGCAAACACTTTGTGGAATCAACGCAAAGTTGCGGAACCTTCATTTTAGGCGATAAACTCAGCGCCGAAGATCTAGCCGAAGCCGAAAAGGTTAACGAAATAACCCATTACCGAAAGAAGCTCCGGTTATGCGGCTGTAAAATGAATTTCAAGGTACATTTTGGGCTTGCTCGTTGCCCAATTAACAAATGGGGACGTTACAAACTGAGCGAAGATGAAACCCAGGCGTTACGCGATTTCGTTTCGGGGTTACCTACTCAGGGCCGAATTGATGCACAAACGGTTAAACTCGCCTCACATTGGTTTAGTAAAATGACGGGCCAGAGTTACGGCTGCTCTAGTTGCAAGGCGAACATAATTATTCGGTTCCTGAGGGACTCGATCGGTGAGGCCAACCTGGACGAATTGGGGTAATAAAAAGCGTTCGTCCGTTTTATAAGTAAACAAACATGCCATTACCCGAGAAACAACCCAATGAAACAAAGGCCGAATTCATTTCGCGCTGCATGGCCGACGCCAAAACGCTGGAGGAATTTCCCGAAGCGCCACAACGCTTTGCCGTTTGCCAAACACAATGGGCGAAATAGTTGTTAATATGTGCGGTTAGGCCGTCGGTGGAATACTAATGTTTTGGGGGTAAATTGAGTTATTAACAGATTAAAAAAATGGAAATTACCGAAATACTTTACTACGTGGGGGCGATAGCTCTCATTTCCTTTGGCGTATGGGGCGCCATTGACGCAATCAAACAAACGAGAAACAATAAATAGCATGGCGTACAATTTCCAAAAGTCCGAAATTAAAAAGGCTATCGAAAATTCGGGGGGTTACATTTCCGAAATAGCCCGCCGCTTGGGGTGCGATTGGCACACGGCCGATAAGTACATTAAACAATTCGAGTTAACCGCTGAGCTTCAAATCGAGGATGAAAAGGCAACCGATCGCGCCGAGGTTAAGTTAATGGAGGCCGTCGAAAATGGCGAAATAGCGGCGATCATTTTCAGGCTGAAAACGAAAGGTAAAAAACGCGGTTACGTGGAACGCCAGGAATTAACCGGGGCCGACAACCAACCAATAATTACAATTAGCTCCAACTTATGAAATTAAAAATTCCAGGCGACGGCTCCCAGATTACCCTCCGGCAATTCATGGACTACCAAAACGCGGTTGACGATGTAGAACGCGCAATGGTAATAATCAACAAATCGAGGGAATACTGCGAGAGCCTGAAGGCCGACAGCGTTCAAACGATTATAACACTATTCGCCGAGGTTATAGATTCGAGCTCGAGCAAGTTCGAACGGGTTGCAATGGTAAACGGGAAACGCCTCGGGTTCATTCCGGATATTAACGCCATGACGTTTCGTGAACACGTGGATTTAGATACTTACGCTAAGGATATTTGGCATTTAAACGGAAAGGTTAATTACAAACACTTTCCCAGTTTAATGGCGATCCTATTTCGCCCGGTTACTGAGCAAGTCGGCGACTTTTACAACATTCAAAAATATGACGCCTCGAAAACGAGCGATTATATGCCGGAGGTTTTGGGGTTAACTCTCGAGCAAGTAAACGGGGCGTTGCTTTTTTTTTCGAGTATCGGAGCGGAATTAGTGAGCAATTCTCTGGATTATTTAGACAAGATGATGACGACGGAGCTGAGCGAGATTATACACCCTCAGGACTCGCCCGGTGGGGGTGGTATCACATACTCCAGTCAGTAGCCAATAACGACATTACCAAACACGAATTGGTTTTGGATAAGGGCGCGAAGGAAATTTTTGTTTATCTCAGCTATATGAGGGATTACAACGCCGAACAGGCGCGAATAATGAAACAAGCGGTGCAATGATTACACAAATAAGTTATAACGTTTTAATCGATAGGTTCCGGGCTTTTGCTGCGGGCCATTACCTAATAAAGCAATTCACTCATGGGCACCCTTCGGCGATCGATATCGAAAAGGGTTTAACGTTCCCCTGGATGCATGTTTTCCCTGTTGAGGTTGAGCCGCGCCCAGGTTCGCGCCTTTATTCGTTTATCGTAACGTTTGCCGATTTGCCGCGTGATAAGGAAACGCCGACGGAATATGAACGCGAGATTATAAGCGACTGTATTAAGTTGGCCGAGGATCTAGTGGCCGAAATACAAAATGGGTTGGTTCTTTTCGGGCCAACCGTTGAGCTCGAGGGCTCGCCCTCCATTGAGGTATTTATTCAGGAATACAGCCAAACGCTAACGGGCGTTAATCTAGCTCTCACACTTTCGGTTCCGTGGGATTGGTCGGCCTGTGATATACCCGCCGACTGGACGGTTGGAGGTTCGGGCTCTGGAGGCTCAGGCTCAGGCGTTGGGTTGTTACTGCAAACGAACGGCGTAAACAATGGCTCCCAGTCGTTGCTAAACTTGCAACAAGGAGCCAACGTTACAATTACCGACAACGGAAACGGAACGGTTACAATTAGCGCGAGCGGAGGCGGTGGCGGCGGGAGTGGGACAGTTACGAGCGTCGGCCTATCGGTTCCAACTCCAGTAAACCCCGCTCTATCGGTTAGCGGTTCGCCTGTTACAGCCTCGGGAACGATAGCCATAACAGCGAACGGCGACGCGAGCGAGTATATCGACGGAACCGGAGCGCTTCAAGCCTTCCCAACTATTCCCGACGTTTCGAGTTTCGTTCCCTATACTGGCGCGACTCAAAACGTTGATTTAGGGACTCACTCACTAACGGCCGACAACGGAACCGATAATTCGGAAATTAACCCGGCTTATTTCGGGGTTCAAAATACAGCGGGTACAAAATACTCCTTACTCGAAAAGGACGGTTTAACAGTTACGGATTCGGTAGCTGGGGACGTCATGAATGTAAACTCTGGGGGGTTAACTTTTCCAGATGCCACGAGCCAATACACGGCTGCGGTTAACGCCGATTGGAACGCTGTTAGCGGACTCGCTGAAATTTTAAACAAACCAACGATTCCTGTTAATTTAGACGATCTGGGCGACGTTAACGCTCCGACTCCAGCCAACGGCCAGGTGCTCGCGTTCAATTCAACCTCTGGCGATTGGGAGCCTATTACTCCAGCCTCGGGCGGTTCTGTTACTTCGGTAGGTTTAACGATGCCGAGCGCGTTCACCGTTTCGGGCTCGCCCGTTACAGCGGCCGGGACTTTGGCCGTAACTGGAGCGGGTAACACTGGGCAATATATACGCGGCGACGGATCGCTCGCTAATTTCCCGAGTACCGGAGGCGGTGGCGGCCAAATTTTTTATTTTAACGGAAACGTTGCCCAACCTTCGATTGGGGGTAATAATTATTTTCAGTTAGGAACGAACGCGAACACGGGCCCGGCGGCAAACTTTACACGGGCCACAACTGGAATACTAGCGCGCTTTATTACCGACGTTGGTTCGCCGAATCATTTAATAATACCATCCGGGGTTTGGACGGTTGATGTTTATCTGAGCGAAACCGGAGGCGGTTCGAATAATGCTGAAATTCTCGCGAAACTTTACACGTACAACGGCTCCACATTTACGTTAATTGCAACCTCAACAGTTGAACAAATAACTAATGGAAACGTTCCGGATCTTTACACGTTTTCAATTTCGGTTCCTAGCACAGTTACGGCCGCAACCGATCGCGTTTATATTGAGTTTGATATTCAAAACACGAATGGAAAAACCGTCACGCTTTACACGGAAGGAAATAAAATTGGGGAGGTTCATACAACATACGCGATCGGGCTCAGCTCGTTGAATGGCTTAACAGCCAACACCCAGAATTTCGCAACGGGTACGGCGGGAACGGATTTCGGAATTAGCTCGAGCGGATCAACTCACACGTTTAATTTACCGACGGCGAGCGCTTCGAACCGGGGCGCCCTATCGAGTGCGGATTGGTCGGAATTTAAGGGTAAACAGAACGCCGTCGGATTTACGACGGTCGGAACGGCTCTGGCCACGCTTCCGGATCCTAATGCCGTTCGCTACTTGCGTATTAACGCGGGAAACACCGTTTCAGCATTAACCCTATCCGAGTTGAAAGCCGATATTGGTGTTGGCGGTTACGCGGCATTGACGAGCGATTTCGTTACCAGTGGCACGGCATATCAAAACATTACGGGGTTATCATTCGCGGTGACTGCGGGAAAAATATATAAATGGAGAGCGACTATCTTAATTGTTGCGACGGGAACAACTAACGGGGCATTAAGTACAAACGGGCCGAGCGGAACGACAACTTACCGATATACACTCGGAACCGGTGGCACTACTACAACTGTGAATAATGGAAACATAAATAACTCGGGAGTTACAGTATCGATTTCAACCTCTCTAAGAATTGCAACCGCTGATGGTATTTACCAGCCGACAGCGAACGGAACCGTTAGCCTGAGCGTAATTAGTTCGGTGAGTGGTTTGATAACAATTAAGGCGGGTTCTATCGTTGAATTCGAGGAGGTCGCGTAATGGCTTCACTCGCTGAAAATAGAGAGCTTTTAGACGCCTTTGGAAATCGCGTCATTAAAACCGCTCAGGCCAACCTCAGGAAACGCCGAACGATTCGGGGCCGTTCTGTTAACCGCGTTGATACGGGAAACCTCCGGGACAAATTAACTTACAATTATTTTAAACGAGGGCCGAAAATTATTCAATGGTTTGGCGTTCCTGAGAATGATACCCTAACGCGCAATTACGCCGATGTAATCGAGAAAGGAAGGCGCCCGAATGACAACCCGAAAACATGGCCTCCAGTTGGGCCAATTTACGCCTGGATGGAGCGTAAAGGTTTATTCTCGAATGGCGACGGTAGTATTGAGGATAACCAGCGTTTAGCTCGCCGAATGGCAAAGAGTATCGGTAAAAGAGGTATCGTTGGCGTTTATTATATGAGGGACGCCCTCCAGACAGAATTGAGAAAGAGCGGGAAGGAATTTAGAGAATTTTACACGCGCGAAATTTTAAAACAACTCCGGTTAAAAGCGGATAAATACATTCAGTAAAAATGGCGATATTTTTAGATGAGGGGCCCTACGATTTGACGCCTCGAGGCCAAAAGCTTTTATACATCGTTCTCTCAACGAACGTTGTTCAGGACGGGTTTAAGTATGGGGTGAGAGTTACAGATGTGGCAACCTCTCAACAATACTTATTTTATTACAGCCCGAATTTCGCCGACGGTAAACTGTATTTCGATTTGTCGCCGCTCGTTAACTTGCGGAATTTCGAGGGTGTTAATGATCTTCATTCCGACGCCTACGGAAGCGGCAACACACTTTACAGCGAGCCAGAGGGTAACGGTTTTCGAAGATACACGGTAAATTTTACCGAATGGTGGCTAGTTGACGGCGTGTTAACTTTAAATCCGGGAGTTGGTTTTACTGAAGGAACCACAGTTTTAAACGCCTATTACCAACCCTCGAATGGATACCGTCCCAACATAAACAATGGAATTCCATCTGTTTCATTTTCTTTAGAAAATTCGAGTAGTTACGCCTGGAGCGATCGAAAAACGAATACTTATGTCTGGCCTTTCGCTTCGACTTACACTCCGTTAATTCAAGCCAACGCCGTTTATATTCCGGCCTTTAGCAATGATTACGGAATGTTAATGTGTTGCCCGAGAAACAACCTATTAACAGCGAATGAGGCCACTGATTATGTCATAGAATTTTTTAATGGAGAGGATCCCTCTCCCATTGAATTTACTAGTTATTTAGACGCCAATTCACAAATGGAGGGTGTTCGAATTTATCCGGGAAACTTGCAATATAACACTATTGGCATTCCTCGGCCTTCGGATTATCCTCTTTGGACTCATTACATTTTTTACTTTACTAATAGTGCGGGTGACAAAGTTTCGGTTCCTTATGTGTTTTTTAACGCCGAAAAATTCGGGTTAAATGATTGCCGATTTGATCTAGTGCGGTTGGCTTGGGTTGGCTCTCGAGTCGGTTGGGAGTATCAAAATTTTACAAAGAAAAACGAGGACAGTTACACGATCGAGCGCCGTCAGTTTCGCCAGGTTTTGCCTAACAATTACATTTCGAGCTCGAGGCAATTAACCGACCGCCAGAGTATTGTTGACAAGATTATCACTATAAACAGCGATTGGTTACAGGAGGGGGAATTCGAGTATTTAAAAGGCTTGTTGGTTTCGAACCAAGTTCAAATTATAAACGCCGACGGAACCCAAACGCCCGTTAACGTCGCGGAGTCAACATACATAGCGCGCCGCGAGAGGTTGGGCAAAAAATACAACCTCACGTTAAAAATCGCTTACTCTCAAGATTACTGGAGCTAATGATAAACGAAACACAATTAACCGTCCAAACGGTAACAAGTCAAAAGATTTTAAGCCAGTCGAACGACACGAGTTACGGCGGTGCCGGATCGCTTCGAATAATAGTTGACTATTACAGCGAGTTAGCAAGCCTCGACAGCATTGAGCTTTTTAACAACCTCGGCCAGAGTCAAAATATCGGAATCGCATCCATTGACCCATACGTTCCCGGGCCAACTCAGGCGGTTATTAATTTCGATACAATTCTATTTTTTGATTTTAGAAATAGTAATGGCGGTTACTATGTGGACAATGTAGTTAACTCGAGCCCTCTCGATTTATACGAAAACGAATCTATTGCCCAAACCTGGACGTTTACCGACCTGAGCGCTCTAGAAACGCGATCGCCTTTTACGCGCCAGTTTCGAATTCCAAACACGGGAAACAACCAACGAGTTTTCGAGGCTCTTTTAAACCCTAATTACTCAAAGCTCGATAACTTTTTTTTGTATCGCCTTCCGGCTCAAATCGCCGTCGATAACATTCCTATTATTGAGGGTTATTTGAAGCTGAACAAAGTAATTAGCCAGCGCGATTTATTGACGGATTACGACGTTACTTTCTTTGGAAAAACCTCCGATCTGGCTAGAGATATTGGCGCAAAAAAACTGAAGGATTTAAACGTTGATTTAGTTACGACTGTTGACTTTAGCACTATCGAGAGCGCCGAAACCGGGGCGTTGGATTTCATTTTCGCAATGTGCGACCGTGGGCAGCAATGGAATACTGCGAGCGGCCGAGATTTTGAAGGACAAATTTTCGCGGGCGACTTTACTCCAGCTCTTAAATGGAGTTACATTTTCAACAAAATTGTTACTGAAGCGGGTTGGACTTATGACGCTGACGATTTGATTAACACGCTCGATTCGGTTTGGATGCCGTGGCTCAATTCGATCGACATAAAGGTTACAACGAACCCAACTATTAACCGAACGTTTCAGGCTCGCCTAACGAATAACGCTCCGATCGGCCAGCCGATTATTCCGGGAGGTTTGTTCATTGGTAACGTTGTTATGACGCCAACAACCACAATTTCGAACCCGGGGGGTTACTGGCTCAATTCAACTAGCGAGTATTTAATTTCGGCCCCGGGGCTTTATAGCTTTCAAATTCGTGTGGTTCTGGATGTAATCGGAACCGGATTCCCTGTTACCTCCGCTCAAAACCAAATTATAGAGGTTTATTTGGATAACACGGTTACGGGCGTTAATACTTATGTTGGAGTGTGTAATGTAACCGCCGTACAAAACGACTCTCTGGGGCTCACTTATTTAATAAACATTACAAACTTTCAAGGTTACACGGGCGACAAATTGAGGGTGCGTTTTCGTTGCCCTCCAGTTCCGGGTTTAATTACAAACCCGCTTCGAATTGTCGGCTCTGGGGTTTATGGCACCCGTTGGATAGTTACGGCCGTCAACTTATTTACAGGCTTAGGCGTTGACTGGAGCGCGAACGCTCCGGACATGAAGCAAATTGATTTCGTGAACGACGTAATTAAAATGTTCAACCTCGCGGTTGTTGCTCACCCGAGTTTGCCAAAGCGTTTAATTTTTAAAACAATGAGCGAGTTTATAGGTTCCGGGAATACTTATGACTGGACGAATAAATTAGACTTAGGAAAGGATGTTGTTTTATATTCAACTGCCGATATTCAAAAGGCCGAAATGTATTTTAGTTATACGGCCGGAAGCGACGGGGCTAGTAAACTTTATGTAAATGCGGGGCGTAGTTATGGCGATTTAAAAATTGAGGGTTATACGGTTAACCCAGACATTGAACAGACGCAATTCGCAACGGGTAAACTAGACGTTAAACTAGTAACTCAGTCAACGCCGAGTCAATTTGTTTCAGCGAGTAGCTCGGCAATCATTCCGAAATTTTTAGATACAAATGGCTCGTTTATAGCTCCAGGCCCTCGAGCCTTGTTTTTCTCACATACTGTTTTCATTCAGCAAATGGAGCAAAACGGAACCTTTGGCAGTTATTACGCTCCAGCTTTGAGCCATTACAGCGCAATGATCCCGACGGTTTCCGATTTCGATTTAAACTGGGCGCCTGAGGTTCCTTTATTCAATGTTACCTCGAAACCGTTTTTTACTCTTTTCAATTTATACTGGCGCGATTACTTAAATGAAATTTATTCGCCCGACGCTCGAATAATGGAGGCGTTTTTTACGATCGATATCACAGATATAACGCCCGTGGATTTTGCAGCCAAAATTTTTATTAAAGATTCTTACTGGAGGATCCTCGAAATTTCCGATTATAAATACGGAGCTTTTGAGAGCACGAAAGTAAAACTGTTGAAAATAGTTACTCCGATTCCAGACTGCGAGGTTACGCCCGTTGGCCTCGACACTAACGACGTGGTTTTATTCGTTGACGCTAACGGCGATCCGGCTCCAGGAAATCAAACCTGTTGCGAGCGTTACGGTTATACGTGGAATTCGGTAACTAATGAATGTTCGGGAATTCAGCCGCCGGATATATTACAGGGTTTTATAACCGAGGGAATTTATTACAACGGAATTAATAACCCTTTTCAGTTACAAACCAAACAGCTCATTACAGGAACCAATGTAAACGTGGCGGGCAACATTAATAGCGTAACCGCGGGCCGTACTATAAACGTTGACGAAAACAATAACCCAACGTTGGCGATCGGCGAAAATCTCGAGTTAATTGGCGAGCAAAGGGGCGCGGCCTTGTTAGGGAAATCGGTTGTTTCGACGGTTCCAGGTTTGCACCTGGGCGGCGGGTATGTTTCCGACAACCCGGCGAACACTCAGGGCGCGAGCCAATGGGGCGTAATTATTCAGCATTCGAAAGACGGATTATCGGCCTCCGGCGATACAATTTATTTAACAACTGAGGGAATCGATAGCAAATGGCTCTCGCTGCCAGACGATACAACGTGGAACGTTATCGGTAATTTGACGGTTTACGATCCAAACAGCGACGAACATTACACGGCCGTTTTCAATGTTTACCTCGAAAAGATTGGAGGCGTTGCCTCAGCGAGTGCCATTACCGTTTTAAACACGACAAACAATTTAACCGGGTTGATAATAACTCCAGGCGTTGGCGTGTTTAGTGGAACCCATAGATTTTCAGTTACAGCAACCGGAACGGGTTTCCCTTATTCAACGGTTCAATGTGTTTTGAGTTTGAACTATACACAATACAGAAAATGAAATTAAATACAATTAGCCCAGCCCTCAGCCTTTTAAAATTAGGCATTCGCGTAAAACAACCCTCTCGCCGTTTATATGGCGTGAGGCTGTGGGCATTTTGGGGCTTTAAATACGGCTCGTTTGTTCTTTGGTGGGGTTTTGTTGCTTACTTAATTTTTAAATGGTTCAATGGCTGAGAATTCAAACATACTTATTACCGTAACCGCCGACAGCGAGGGGGCGATCACTAACATTGACAAGTTAGGGAACCAGGTTAACAAGGCGGGCGACGCAGCAAAGAATTTTAAAACGCAAATTCGCGAGCTTACAAATGAGCTCCAAACGACAACGCTTCCCAAAACCTCGGACGAATACCTAGCGTTAAAAACGAGGCTCGAGCAATTAAAAGACGCCCAAAAAGATTTTAACGAGGAAATCGGAGCCAACGCGGGCCCGGCATTCGAGAGCGCTGGGAATAACCTCAGGAATTTACAGAGCCGACTCGGATCGCTAGATTTTGAGGGCGCCTCCGATAGCATTAACGGGCTAGCGAAAAACATTAAAGGGCTTAACTTTTCTGGAGCGACTGAGGGTTCGGGAGCTTTTACAAAATCTGTTTTAAACCTGGGGAAAGCGTTATTAACGAACCCCATTTTTTTAATTGGTGGCGTAATCGCGTTAATAGTAACAAATTTCGATAAACTAGCGAACATCATTCCGGGCGTTGGAATAGCATTCGAGGCTATCGGAAATGTTATTGGTTTCGTGAAAGATGCAATTACAGGTTTTACAGACGCGATAGGTTTAACGACAGTCGCCGCGGCAAATGCAATCGATAGCGCTATCGGAAACCTCGAGGATAAACAAAAGGTTTTAGATAACGCCCGACGTTTGGCCGTTGCCAACGCTCAAAAAACAGGCGCCGACGTTGCCGCGGTAAACAAACAGTTTCAGGAAAAACAGGTTGCGGATAACGAGAAACTAATTAACGAAATAAACGCCCTCGAAAAGAAAGGCGTTGTTCTAACAAAAGAGCAAATAGACGCCCGTCAAAAATTATGGGCTGCCAATACTGAAATTTCAATTAAGGCGGTTGAAAATGAAGCTTCGGAAATCGCAAAGGTTCGCGAGGATGCCGCAAAAAAAGCCGAGGACGCGGCAAAAGCCGCCGCCGAAAAGGCCGCTCAGGAAGCCCAGCGCCGAGCTGAATTAAAGAAACAACGCGAAGCCGAAGTTACCGACGCGATTAAGCAAGCCGAGGAAACTCGTTACCAAAATTCGTTGTCGGCTGAGGATCGCGAGCTAAGACAAGTCGAGTTAAAATACCAACAGTTAATTGAAAAGGCGGGAAAAAATCAAGATCTCGTTAATCAATTAGAAGAACAAAGGTTTTTAGATCGCCAAACGATACGCGACAAATTTACGGCTGAGGAAATCGCAGCCCAGGAAGCGGCCGATTTAAAACTACTCGAGGCCGAGCGAGCCAACCAATTAAAGGCTAACGAGGAAAGGATTAAAAACGCCGATCTGTTATTTCAGGTTGAACAGGAAATTGAATTACGAAAGCTATCAGCGAATGAAGCCAAAAGGCAAACAGAAATCGACGCTATAAACGCCGAATTCGAAAATAAATTTTTAGTAATTGGCGAAAATGCAATTTTAGAGGCTGAGTTAATACGCCAACAAAACGAGGCCATTGCCGCCGTAAACCAGGAATTTAGAAACGCCGAGAAAGCGGCCGACGAAAAGAGCCAACAGGAAAAACTAGACGGTTTTGTTAAAACGTCGGAAATGGTCACGAAAACGACAACGGACGGCCTTTCGGCTTTACTCTCGTTGAATGAGGCGTTTTCTGGTAAAAGTGAGGCGGCGCGTAAACGTTCCTTCGAGCGTAACAAGGCGTTACAAATTGGTTTAGCGGCCGTTCAAACATATCAAAGCGGGGTTGCGGCTTACGCTTCTCAGGTTATACCCGGTGATCCAACCTCCGTTGTTCGCGGTGCGATCGCGGCGGCCGCGGCTGTTGCGGCTGGTTTAGCGAACATTGCTAAAATAAAGTCGCAAAAATATGAGAGCGCTGGAGGCGGCGGAGGTGGCGGAGGTGGCGGTAACTTTGCTGCGGGTGGTTCTGGAGGTGGTGGTGGTAACGTTCCTCAATTTAACCCGCTCGCCGTTGCTCAGCAAAATATAAATACCACGCCGCGCCAGACTTATGTTCTCGCTTCGGATGTTGCCTCGGCAATGGAGGCCCGCGAGAGAATTCAGGATTTGAGCCGTTTATAAATGTAAAAGCCCCCGACGTTTCAGGGGCCCAACAAAACCAAAACTCTTTTGAACTTGAGAGAGCCGCAAATATAAAAGAAAAATGGAAAAAAAGAAAATTGTAAAATGTGTTATTGACGAAACCGGGAAATTGGGGGTTGGCGCTATTTCACTCGTTGAGTTTCCAGCGATCGAGGAAAATTTTATTGCGTTGAATGAGGTTAAACTCGCGAGCGTAAATAAAGAACGTCGCATGGTTTACGGCCCGGCTCTTATTCCGAATAAATATATTTTACGGATCGATAAAAACACAGGCGAGGATTATTACATTTATTTCGAACCTGAGGTTGTTACGAAATGTGCTCATTTATACTTGAAAAAAAACCTCCAGCATAACACAACCCTCGAGCACGAATTTTCGGTAATGGGTTGTCCGGTTGTGGAAAGTTGGATTATTGAGGGCGAAAAGGACAAGGCTTATCATTTCGGGTTAAACGCTCCGGTTGGTTCCTGGGTTGTGGGGTTGAACATTACCGACGACGAAATTTGGAAGGAAGTAAAAGACGGGTTAGTAAAAGGTTTTTCGATCGAGGGACATTTTAACGAAATGGCCGTTAATATGACGGCGGCCAATTACGAGGATGAAATACTGCGAGAAATTACGGGTTTATTAGAGTCGTTAAAATAGTGATTTGGTTTTAGTCTTGTGTTTATTGTTTATGAGCAAAAGAGCCTCCAAACGTGGGGGCTTTTTTGTTGAAAAAGGGAAATTTTTAGCCATTCCGTTTTTTCTGTAAATAATTCGCAAAATGTCAAGTTTGAAAAATTCAATAAAGGCGATTTTTGAAAAGTTCGCCGTTGATCCGAAAGCCTACGGAATCAATTTAGAAACTGAGGTTAACCTAGAAACAGAGGGTAAATTGAAGGACGGAACGCCAATTTATACAAGCGCTCCGGCTTTTGCTATTGGCGTCGATGTTTACACTAAGGACGAGGAAGGAAATAAAGTTTCAGCCGCCCAGGGCCGTTACGAGCTCGAGACTGGCGAGTTTATCGATGTTAACGAAATGGGTATGGTTGCCGAAATGGGCCTCCCAGAATTAGAGGAAACCGAAATGAGTTCCGAAGATTTGTTGGGCGCCATTGAAAAGTTGACAGAGCGTGTGGCTTCACTCGAGGGCCAGAACGCAACCCTGAGCGCTGAGCTTACAACCGCTGAGGATAAAATCGAACAACTTTCGTCGGTTTTGAAAAACACCAAAACAGAATTGAGCTCACTCAAAAAGCAACCCGCCGCGGCTTCGGTTAAAGAAGTGAAGCGCGTTGCAATGGGCGCCGACAAAAAAGAAAAGGCGTTTTCACAAATGACATTGAAAGAGAGAATTTTAAAAAATATCGAAAACATTAAATAATTTATTTTAAAATGGCAACAAACGTAACAATTAACCCAGCGAGCACATTCGCGGGACAGGCGGCGGGACAGTATATTAAAGCCGCGTTTTTGGCGAACGAATCATTACAGCATGTAACCGTTAAGGAAAATATCGATTACAAGCAAGTTGTGAGAAAGCTCGTTGATAACATCACTTTCGAGGCTCCAAGCTGCGATTTTGCGCCTCTCGGAAC